AACTGTTTGAACCCTTGGATTAAGTGGAGCATATCCGCTTAAATCTTGATCTCCAGTATTAGAACCAGACAAAGTTGCAATACCTAACTTAGTTTTGATAGTTGCTGTAGTTTCATCACCTGTATTACTTCCAGATAATGTTAATCCAGAGTCTTTAATAATTTTTCCAGTAGTACCATCAAAAAATACTACATTATTACTTACTGAAGAAGCAGGACCAGTTACAGCACCTACAATATTTTTTTGTATTACATTCCAGTATTGACCTACAGTAGCTTGATTACCTGACACAGTTCCATCTGTATTACAAATAATCATATCTCCTACCTCAACATCTGTACCGCTTGCTCCACCAATTTTACCGGCAACACTTGCAATATACATCCAACCTGCATCTGCTGTAGGATAATCAGGGTTAGTTGAGCAATCAATTGTTCCTTTGTAAACTAATGCATTAGCATTGCCTAATAAATTATCAGCATATACCTTAACTGCATTCTGTGTTGGATATAATGTATCTGATGTACCTAATGAAGTACTAGTAGATTTGTTAGCTTCATTTTCCGGAGTATATCCTAGAGCAGTAGCAATTGATTTATGTTCCCATAAACTACTAGTTGTATTATAAAATAAACCATCATTATTAGATGGATTTAAAGCATCTACATTATGTAGTTCTCCTAATTCAAAACCATTTTGTACTTTAACAAAGATTTCTCCTACAGTAGCACTTGATCTGGTAACAATACCAAGGAATACTAAGTGTGCTGGAGCTACTGGTTTATTTGCTAAACCAAAAATTAAGTTACCATTAGTACCTAACCATACAGGATCTCCTGCATTAGCAGTACTTGTATCTAAAGGTGCACCACCTGTTCCGGTAAGTAAACCTTCAGTGATAACAAATATAATATCATTTAATGCGGCTGAACTTGCTACAAGCCCCATTGTTTTACTTGATGTTGATTCTGATGCATTGGATGCTTTAGAAACAATCATGTTTGTACCATTTGCTGAACTAACATAAACTGCTTGTCCTTTTGTTAATGCAACTCCGGCTTTTACTTCATGTTGTACTGTACTAGTGTAGTTGCTTATCCATTCTACATCATAATCAGTACCACTTGCTTTTGCTAAAATATCTCCTGTAGCACCACCAGTTGGTAAGTTTCCACTTCCACCTAATGCAATCCAAGATGTTCCATCTGAATAATAATATTGGTCAGACCAATACACTATTCTTTTAGTATTAGCACTTGCTAAATTAGTTGTAATATCTAATGTGTCTGCTTTTAGATTAATAACATTACTACCTTGTAAGTTAACATCTGTAAAAAACTTTTTCTCTGCCATTTTATTTTTTTTACAAAAATACTAATTTATAAATAAAATAAAACCCACCTTAAATAAGATGGGTTTTAAGTTTTGTAAATGATAATTTAAAAATTATAAGTTACCACCTGCTTTTACTATATTTACAACAGTTGATTCAGAAGGTTGAGTATTAGAACGTAAGTAATAATCATTACCTGATAATTCACCTGCAAATTCAGCAGGAGCACCATCATAAAAAGAAGAAATAGTAATATAGACTCCTAAATTATGACTAACTACAGCATACCAAGAGTTTATTGTATTATCAAATGTCCAATCACCAGATAAAATTGTAGCACTAAAAGATTGTGCCTTAATTGCATTATTTCTATCAGTTACTTCTTGAGAAATAGCACTATCAGTGTAATCATTAGCATTAGTTTCAGCTGTATCAACATACTCTTTGTTAGCAGCGTCACCGTTAGCTGTTGGAGCTGGTAAATTAATAATAGTATTTGTTCCGTTACCATTAGGATTAGCCATTAAATTAGTTAATAATCCAGTATTTACAAGAGCTGAATTCTCAATATTTGCATTATTAACTATGAAACCACCCATATCAAGAGTACCAGACATAGTACCACCAGCTAAATTTAATTTAGCAGCAAGTCCAGTATCAGTGTAAGCATTAGCAGCAGCTTGTGCAGCATCTGCTTTTGCAGTAGCGTCAGCAGAAGCAGTAGCTTCAGCGTTTGCTTGTGCAGTTGAAGCAGCATTGTCTACATACAGTTTGTGTGCAGCATCACTATTATTAGTTGGTGCAAGTAAGTTAATAATAGTATTTCCATTAGCATTAAGGTTACTATTCAAGTCTGCATTTACAAATTGTGAATCAAAAATGACTGCATTATCAATGTTGTTACCACCCATGTCAATAGTACCAGACATATTACCACCAGCCAATGGTAATTTGTTAGATGTATTATCATCTACATAAGTCTTATTAGCTGCGTCTCCTCCGTTTGTTGGTGCAGGTAAGTTAGTAGCTGTTGCACCACCACCAAAAGATAGATTATTAAATGCATTAACATCCATTACACCATCTTTAGAAAAGATGTTTGCTGTATAAATCGCACCAATATTAGTAATACTATTACTGTTTATATCAAGGGTACCAGTCATAGTACCACCTGCTAATGGTAATTTGCTAGAAATCTCAGGAGTAATTTGAGCATCAATTTTACCTTGTAATGTAGCAGGAGTAATAACTACTGCACCACCTTCTGTACCAGCATCAGCTTCTGCTTGTGTAGCCAAACGAGAAATACCATCAACTGAATCAGTAGCAATAACAATGTTACCTTGTAAAATCAACCAGTCTGCAATTGTTGCACCAGCTCCATCAACTTTAGCAACAATTGAATCACCAACTTGTACAGACTCCCCGAAGAAAGCACCTGCTGCAGTTGCTACCCAAAAGAAACCTTTATAAGCTGTACCATCTGAAATATCAGGAGCAGCCGTTTCTGGATCATATCCACCTTGGAAAATCAAACCACCTGTTACAGCTGCAACATCAGCTAAGTTAGCTACTTCTTCAATAGCAGTACCATTGAAATATTTTAATCTTGTTCCATCAAATCCAAATGAACCAGCTTTGGTTAAGCTTGAATTTGTACCAATTGTTGCGTTAGTTAACGCACTACCTTGTAGATTAATGTCTACAAAAAACTTTTTTTCTGCCATTTTGTTTTGTTTTTAGTTTAAATTTAAGTTATAATATAATATACAATTTTATTTTATTAATTACAATAAACATATCCAGTAAATGGAATATTTAATGTTATGTTTACAGTGTTATTATCTATCCAGTCAATCTGAGCAATGATTTCATTCTTATCTTCATCAACTACTTGTACAGAACATTTAGTATTTAGATTATGATTAACAACCCATGTAGTTGCTGGAACAGATTGAGTATGTGTATAGCTTATGTCTTGAAGTGAATTTACAAGATCAAATTCACCAGATACAGGATTGTATTTATTTTTCATAATTATGAGTATTGAATTTGTGTTACATTTCCATTTACATCATATGTAAGAGTTTCTATAATAGTTTCTACACCATACTCAGTAGTTCCAGTATGAGTAACACTTGTTACATCATTAGTACCATTATAAACTAAAATTCTATTATAATTTGCTGATCCTTGGATCCTGCCTATTTTAGATATAGAATTCTTTTTAATTATTTCTACAAATGCCTCAACTATTAAGAGAGTTGTTTCTGTAGCAGCTCCACCAGGAGGCGCAATACCAGAAAGACCATCTACTATTTGCTGAAGACCTAGTAGTGTTTTCATTTGATATGGGAAATTATTTCCTTGATTTCCTGTATCCTTTAAGTTTCCTATTGACATTGTTTTTATTTTTTAATTAAACTGTTGTAAATGATGTATCAACTGGAATAAGACCAGCACCAATAACCGCATCAACTTTATCTGTAAACGCTCCTGGGTAATATGCATTATAAGCATAAAAAAAAGCTGTTCCTAAAATACCATGTACAGCACGTGAATTAATATTAGTAGAGCTTACTTGAAATAAAGATTGTCCAACATTAGCTACACTTCCTATATCATGTAACCAAATACCATAACAAGCAGTTGATCCAAATAAATTAGAAATAGTAGATTGTGTTACAGATAAAATACCTGTACCATAAACTTCTAAGCAAGCTTCATTTTTTGCATTTAATTGAGATTGTACAAATGCTAATGTAGCTCCTGTTTGTACAACAGCTACTTTTGTTGCACCAGATGTATCTACAAATGTAAAATCAGCAGATCCTTGTACTATATTAAAACAATATATATCACCCGATCCAGTATGACTTATTTTAATTTGTGTACCATAACATCTAGATTTAAAACCATCAGATATTCTTACTCCTGTATTATTACATAAAATTCCTGTACCTGTACCACCTACTTGTACCCAAATATTTTCTAAAGAAAGTCTTTGAGCATTTGATCCTGTAAATACTATACCATTATTACTTCCATTAGGTAATACTGTAATACCTTGAATAGAAAAATGATTATTATCTAAAGCACTTGCCGATGTATCATCACCATTTACAGTAATGGTACCTATTAAATAAATAGGATTAGCTATACTTCCATTCTCACCTACTAAAAATATATGACCTTTTGTTAAAGTTACATCTTCAGTAACAGATCCTTGTAATCTAATAAAAGCTGGATTAAACTCAGTAGCTATAACAACACCTTCAGCAATTAAATTATTAATTGCAGTTTGTGCTGCACTAATAGTTTTAAATGGAGTAATTATACTACCATTAGCTACATAACTATCAGTTCTGTTAGGATCTACAAAAAATTGATTTGTTGGTTCATATAAAATATTGTTTGCAAAATCTTCTACAGTCATTGCAACAGCTAAATAACCATCATCTCTTTTAGAATCATTAATTGCTATAGGTAATAAAACTTTAGAAGAATTAAAAGTTTTTACAACTCTACCTTCTTTAATCCAACTTATAAAATTTAAGATATCCATAATTATTATTTAGGCTATAATATTAATATACTTAAAAAAATCCACAAAAACAAAAAACCCTAGAAGTTAATCTAGGGTTTAAGAATTTACTGTAGGAATTACTCAGTTACTAATTCCGGAATAGAAGCTTTTACTTCCTCTAAGTTGTGAATTGTATTCAATGCTACTAACACTTTGTTAGCATCTGCTAATGAAAACACACCTTTTAAGTTAGCTGCGTTTAATGCTTGCTCTAATACCTGTACTGCTTCAATTGGATTCATGGTTTAAATTTTTTAGGTTTATATTTTTTTGTAAATATAATAAATTTAAACTTACTTGATAGCTTCTAACTCAGTTTTTTGTGCTGGAGTTAATGCAGTTGCAAACCATTCTTTACCTAACATAATAGCAATGTGATTCACATTACGTGTTACTGTTGCTGTTTCTTCTTCAGATAGTATTCTTTTTCTTTTTAATTCTGCAATTAAGTTTACACTATCATAAGCTGCTAATACAGACTTTGCTGCTTGTTCAGCTGTTACTTCTTCTTTTAAAATTTCTACTGACATTTTATTTTAATTTTAAATTATTACTAAGCTAATAAAATTTTTCTTGATACACCATTAATTATAACAGTCCATGTTCTTGTTGATGCTACAGTTTCAGTTGTTACAGCTCCAACATTCCAATCCGATGAACCTACTACAAATTGATTGTTAGCTGTTGCACTAGCTTCTTTACCAAGAATAACTGATCCATTAAAATTACCTGAATTTGTATCTGAACCAATAGCAACATTATTTACACCTGTAGTGTTATAATAAAGACTGTGTGAACCTATTGCAACATTTCCACTTCCTGTTGTATTACCTGTTAATGCATTTGTCCCTATAGATGTATTTTGATAACCTGTAGTGTTATTTATAGATACACTTTCACCAATTGCAACATTATTGTAGCCTGTAGTATTTCTATGTAAAGCTTTATGTCCAACTGCTGTGTTTTCACTACCACTAACATTAAATGCTAATGTGTAATAACCAATAGCAGTATTAAGAGTACCTGATGTATTGCTTGCAAGAGATGTTGATCCAACAGCTGTGTTATAACTACCAGTAAGGTCACCAGCTAAGGCAAATGCTCCAACTGATGTATTATGATCAGCATTTATTAAATTGCTTATAGCATAACCTCCAATAGCTGTATTAAAACTACCTGTTCCCATAATCAATGCTCTTTCGCCTATAGCTGTACAATGCGCACCGGGATTACCAGTAAGTGCATCTTTACCAAATGAAGTATTTGATGAGTTATTATTTGTTCCATTATTCCATACTGTTTTGTTAGTTTCATCATACTCAATAAAACTTGGAAGTCCTGGTGATAAAGCTAAAAAGTCTGTTACTGAAATAGCTCCTGCTAAATAGCCATCATCTCTCTTAGGATCTTTAAGACCTACTGGTAACAAAGTGTGAGATGCATCAACGGTAGAAACCGTTCTACCGTTTTTTGTCCATGATATAAAATTTAAGATATCCATAATTATTATTTATTGATTGATTGTATAAAGTTCATAATATACATACAACTCACCATCCCAGTTATCAGCATTAGCTACTGCAGGATTAGCATTATAAAGAGTAAATCCTAAACCTGTTGGTGATCCTCCTGTAGCAATTAAATAGGGAATAGCATTATCATTAGCAGCTTGGCTGTAATATACAGAGTATTGTACATAGATGTTATCTCTATTACCTACATTAAGATCTAGATCTAAGTTATTAATAAAAAAACTTACTGAATTAGCATAAGCTGGATCAGGACTAAAAACCCCCGTATTAATAATATCAATAATACCACGGGGAGTATCTACTGTTACAATACTAGTAGCTGTAATATCTAACTCATAGTGTTTAGTATTACCTTTACAGCCTGATTGTACTGCATTATCCAATGTCATTGCTACAGTAAGATATTTATCATCTCTGTTTGGTGTCGGTACACCTACAGCAATTAGAGATCCCTCTGGAGATGTAGTAGTTATACGGTTATCTTTAAGCCAGGAAATAAAATTTAAAACATCCATGATATATATTTATTTAAAAGTTTAATATTAAATTGCCAATAAAGGTATTTTATAGTTAGCTCCATTGATTCTAACTGTCCAAGTTCTATCAGGTGTGATAGTTTCTGTAGCTATTGCTCCTGCATTAGTTCCAGAAGATCCAACTACAAATTGATTAGATACAGTAGCTGTTGCTCCAAAACCAAGTATAACAGATCCGCTAAAATTACCTGTAGATGTTGATGCACCTACTATAGTATTATTATTACTTGTAGTATTTGAATTACCTGAACTAGGTCCTATAGAAACATTATTTGTACCTGTAGTATTATTTGGTAATGCACCAGAACCAATTGCAACATTATTTGTACCTGTTGTATTTAACACTGCTGATCCAACACCTATTGCAATATTATTATTACCTGTAGTATTTGTATATAAAGATGCTTGTCCAATAGCAGTATTTCCTGAACCACTTATATTTGAACGTAATGCAACATAACCGTTAGCTAAATTACTATCACCTGTTGTATTAGATATTAAAGACTCGCTACCTATTGAAGTACTATTACTACCTGTTGTATTAGATGCTAATGCGGCATAACCAACTGCAGTATTGTTACTACCTGTAGTATTTGAAATTAATGCACCATCACCATATGTTGTGTTTGTTGAAACATCACCTTTACCATTAGACCATATAGTTTTATCAGTAGTATTATACTCAATAAAACTTGGTAATCCAACTGTTAAATCTCCTGAACCTAATATACTAGAACCATTAATGGTTTTAATATTAGTTCCACTTGTAAGTGTTGGTTGAACTGCAAGATCACCACTTCCTAATAAAGATGTGCTGTTTATTGTTTTGATATTAGAACCTGATGTAAGAGTAGCTTGTTTTCCTGATAAGTCAGTTGTTAAGTTAGTTACTGCTGACTGAGGAATATTTGTAAAGTTTGTTCCTGTTAATACGGGTGCTGTTGATGGTTTAACAAATGTAGATGCTAATAAGTTATCAGTTACAGAACCATTAGTTAATGTAGCTTGTTTTCCAGCTAAGTCTGATGTTAAATTGTTTATTCTAGATTGTGGTAAATTATCAACTGTCCAAGTTGTACCTCCACCGGATACTGTAACATCTCCTTTGTCACCATCAGTTACACCTACTGTAAGGTTACCTCCTCCTAATATTGAGCTACCATTAATAGTTTTGATATTACTACCTGAAAATAATAAAGGTTGTTTGCCATTAATTATGTTCATTAAATCATTCTGATCATTAATGTTTCCTATAATAGTTCCCCATACAGGAATACTACCAACTTGAGATTTTAAATCTGCAAAAGTTACACCTAATGTATTACCTTGTAAACTGCTACCTATTGATAAAGGCATTACAGCTTCATCTGGAATTGTTGTTATTATATTATTGGATGTCAACGGATATCCAAAATTTATTTGTCCTTTAAAGCTCATAGATTTTTTTATTTTAACTATAAATACTATTAATAATATACAAAAAATTTTTCACAAAAAAAAGCCCTAGTAAAAACCAGGGCCCTTTTATATAAATAAAAAATTTAATTAATCATCATGTTAGAAATAACACCTAGAAGAAATGATATAAAACACATTATAATTATTGCTAAGTTAGCTTTAGTTACTTTCTCGGTATCTTCTTGCCACATGTTATATACTTTATTGTATATAGGCATACGCCAAGAATTTTGTAATCCATACAGTATATATATAATAATTACACCAATAAGTAAACAAACAATAATCATAAACTATCAATTCTTCGTTGCAAATATACTAAAGCTTTTTGTAAATCCTCTTTTTCTTTTGCAGAATTTTTTTTACCAGCTCTTGCAACATACTTAATAACATTACCTAAATAGAAATCTTTATCAAGATTCCAAGCTTCTAATACTTTAAATACTTCATACGTACTATCAGCTCCACCGTAATGCTCAGGTCTTAATGCATCTGGTTGTGGGGTAGGGGAAGTAATGTTAGTCCATTTTGGCATATTATCCAATATGTTTTTATTGTACTCCTGTGGATCAAGCCATTTAGGTTCTTGTGTAGCAGATACATTATCTTTTCTCAAACTTTTCATAATTGATTTATTATAATGTTCATAACGCAATTCATTCATCTTAGTATACTATTGCAATGTCAAACTCTTTTACCAATAATTTAATCTGACCATCCAGATCAATTTTTTCAGCTCCCTCTAAAGCAAATGTCTGTACATATACTTTGTCCCCAGCTTTTACTTTTTCTACTTCATCTCCTACAGAGTGAATTTCTAACTGTGTCCATTTTTTAACTGCTTCTCTTTCGCGCTCTGCTTCTTGCATAGGGCTTAACTCAATTACTGCTTTCTCAATAACGGGAATGTTAATCAAGATTCTTTTTCCTAATAGTCTCATCTTTCTTTTTATTTAAACGTAATTACTTTTACTACTGCCATCTGGGCACTTACTAATTCACCAACTGCGTGGTCAAACAATAAACTTTTAACTGGGTTTCCTGGACCTTCTTGATAGGAATCTTTTAAGATATTAGCTATCTCAGCACATAATTCTTTTACTTTAGCTACACCAGCATCATTAGATGGATTGAACTCAATCCCTACTAACTGTTCACCAAATGAAAGCACCTTAGCTTCATTTACTTCAATGATTCCTTCTGGGATTTTTACAACTGTCTCTGCCATTACTTTTTGTTTTTAGTTATTATTAACCATTGAAGCCATCCTTTCAAAGCTTCTAATCTTGATTTGTTACTTGTTTTACTCATATCAATTTACTTTCTGTTTTTTTTACTTTTAAGAAACTATTCTCTAATTGCTCTTCTGTTATTACACTCAAGTAACCTTCAGTATCCTTTACAATATACTCATCAGGATTACATTTCTTAGGGCCTAGATCAGTATGCACATATAATGTCAACTGCTTTGTGTTTGCTGGTATAATAAACTCAGCTTTTCCAGCAGTAAATTCAAACACAGAATCTCTTTCATCATCTATGTATTTTAATACATCAACATATGCAGGCTTAGTCATATATCTTTCAATCATTATGCGTCAAATTTATTGTTCATAAAATTTACGGGAAGTGAGTCTTCTTCTATAGCACCATCCTCATCATAGTCTCTAGCAAGTAAATCAAACTTTACCTTTTCTAATAACCCTACTATAACTGGAATAGTAGATTTATCAACCTTCTGGAGTCTGATCTCAAACTTATCTTCTAAATTAATACTGATTTCTACAAGGATAATTGGTTCCTTTTTTTTACTCTTACTCATACTTAGTTTGTTGGTTCCACAAATATAAAAAAATATTTTAAGATTCCTCTTTGTTAAAGTTAGTTATGTAATTATAATCTGTCTGTATACCTGTGTTGTTCTCTACAGAATAAACAGTCATGTCAATCTTGTATCCAGGATTACCATCTATTCTATTATAGGTCCATGCTTTGTCTGACCAGATGATTCTATTATTAGGATAGATAAAATAATTTCCATTATCCATTCTAAACAAATGCCCACACTTATGTTCTGGAGTTTCAGAAAAATTAGTATCCAAAACATTCCTGTTTTCATGGGACCAATCTAAAGTAAATAGATAAACACCTTGTCTCTTAACTCCTGTAATGGAAATCAGATCTGCTCTTAGACCTGCTAATCTTTCTCTCACATGCACATCTATATAAGAAGAAAAACAATCCCAATACATATATTCTGTCAAGGGTAATTTTTCCGGATTCTTATGCCAGCAAAAAGCATTGATAGGTCTTCTTGTCCAGTTCACACCGTTTTCAAGAAAAGCCTCAAACAGAGGAACTCTTTTTTGTATTGATGCTACAGAATGTATATCAGCTGCTGTAAATTCATTAAAGCCTTTCTCATTATTAAAAAGAAACTCATTCTTAATATAACAAGTAATAGTGGGGATGTTTGCGTTTAGATATGCCATAGGGCAAATATATAAAAAACCCAGGAAGTAATTCTTGATCAGAGAAACTTTCCTGGGTGTTGCAAACAGTTATATGACTGACTAAGTGGGGTTCGTCAACCAGACTTAGTGCACATTCACTTTCCTGCGCAGAGAAGACCAGATCTAGTGAGCAGTTCTTACGGTATGCTTACCTGGTACATTGACCTATGGATACTATCCACAGGGTGGAGTTGCGCTTTTTCTAGGGCTCGAACCTAGGACCCCCAGATTAACAGTCTAGTGCTCTAACCAACTGAGCTAAAAAAGCGGTTCTGTAAAAAAGCCCTGGGATTTTACACCAGGGCTACACAACATACTAGGATTTGCGGAAACAGCACCTAAACGACAGAGCAAATATATACAACATTTCTTACCCCACATATAATTTCAAAAAATTTTTTATAAAATTTTCATGATGTGTAATAACCCCCCC